CGATTGAGCCGTTCCAGTCCATCTTGAGGGCTTCGCCGTGCTTCTTCATGCCGATGCTCCTGAAGAATGCCGATATCTTCCACTCCATCGTGGATGCCATCGGGAACTTGTCCTGGATGAAGCAGTCGCCCTTGTCCGTGCTGATCTTGAGCGTCACGATTGCCTGATTGCAGGCAGGAGTCTTTCCGCCCGGCTTGGGTGTAAATATGCCCCTCTCGAACTTGACCACCGTGAAGTCATAGTCGCCCGGCTCAAGCGTTACGAACTCTGTCTCGCTGCCATCGTTTACAATCTCATCATCCCAATCAAAAACCTTTACTTCCTCTGCCATTTTTCAATTCCTCCTTATTTTGTGAATGGATTTGCTTTTCCGTACTTGTTAACTGCGCCCAGGAACTTGTCCCAGTTGCCTACCACCGACCGCTCGATGAACTCCCAGTCATTGATTTCATGGATGGTCATGATGTCGGTAAACTTGCCCTTCTCGTGGAAGGTGACGATCACCTGATCTTCTGTCACCTTTGCGCCCTTCATCAGCTCGAAGAGCTTCTTTTCGATGTCGTTCATGTCAGGCGACCAGGGCTGAAGCTCCGGCTCTTCCTTCTTCTTGGGCTTTTCCTTTTTTGGGGCTTCTGCCTTCGGCTGTTCGGGTTTCCCGAACAGGTGAGCGATGGGAGCAAAGTCGAACTCGCACTGGTCGGGGAGTCCGTCCCTGTTCTTCGCATCCCAGCAGGGATTGTGGGTAGTGTACATGACACGCTTGCCGCCCTGTGCCTTGTTGGAGCTTCCGTCCTTGATGACGAATGTCTTGTAGTTGGCGAAGAGAACCATGTCCGCCCATTCCTTGACCATCGGTGCTGCCTTCTTTGAGAGCTTCAGCTCCCAGCGGTCATATGCGCCCATCTCGTCCGGCTGTTCAAACTTGCGCATCTGCGCATGGCACACAATGACGATGTTCATCCCTTTTGCCATCCTCAGGGCATCCAATGCTCCCAGGAGCTTGTTGACCTTCTCTGCCACATAGGTGTACCCCTTGCCGTACCCGATAGCCTCGATGCCTGTCACCTTCTGCTCTTCGCAGACCTTGTCGTTGATCATCAGCTCCAGCTTGTCGAATGTGTCAATAACAAGCGTCTGATAGCTGTGGTCTTCTGTCCGCAGGGTCTCGATGGCGAGATTGACCTCGTCAAGCGTCTTGATGCCGTCAAACCTGTCCACACCGTCCATCCTTGCCGTGCTGTCCTCGGTATCGATAAATATCGGGGCAGGGAACTTGGATGCGAAGGTGGTCTTTCCTATTCCCTCTGGGCCGTATATGACGACCTTGTAGGGGATTTTCTTCTTCCCTTTTGATATGTTCATGTCTCCCTCCTTATCTGATCTGAATGTTGCTTGACTCCACTAACTCCACGCCCTCAATGGTAGCCCCGGTCTTGAGGTAGTCCTTTATCTTGGTCTTTTTCGGCTCAACTGTGACCTTCTTCATGTAGTCCGGCAGAGTGTCGAAGTTAAAGTTGTCGGCAAAATTGACACGTTCGCTCCTCCGGTAGCTGATGGAGCATCTGCTGTCCTTGAATTTTTCGCCCTGAAGGATGCCCTGAAGCCATTCCTTGAGCGATTCTGCCTTGTTCTCTGCTGCCTTCTGGCGTTTTTCGAGTGCCTGCTTCTCTGCCTTGATAGCCTCTGCCTCGGCTTTCAAGTCCTTTATCCAGCAAGCCACGTTGCTGATCTTCCTGTCTCTCTCCATCTCCAGAGCGTTCAGGCGGTCAATGTCGATGACCTCTCCTGTCTCCTGGTCGATGCATTCCATGATTTCTGCTTCGATGTCGTAAATAGTCATTTTGTTGTCTCCTTTCTCTCGTAAACTAATGGTTTCTTGATTTTTTGCTTCTTACAAAGGAATCGTTGTATCGTCTTGATGTTGCATCCGATGGCATCTGCAATCTCTCCCTGCGTGTAGCCGTTGCACCATTGCTCATACACCCATTCCTTGTCTTTCCAGTCCAATAAGCACTTTCCCATCTGTGCCATGCTCTCTCACCTCGTAATCATGAAAAATCCTGCTACTACTGCGAAGAGCGTCAGGAATACCTTTCCGCACAGCTCATATGCAGGCATCCTCCAGTCCTTGCCCTGCACGCAGAGCTTGATCGCTTTCCCGGCATCTGCGAGCATGGATACCGCCCACAGGTCAAGCACTGCGATTATAAGTAACCACCAGCCAACATCAATCCTGAACATCTTCAACCCTCGCTTTCTACCCACTGTACATAGCAGTGCGTTCCGTTTTCTTCCACCCAGTCGTAACAGCTCTCCAGCGTTGTACCTGTGTATACATCCAATACCTTCCCGGTCTTGACCCTGTGACCGCCTGTGTCTTCACATTCAAAGATGCCGATGTACCGCATATCTTCCGTGTAGAGGATGCAGGTCTTCCCGAAGTAGTCAGGATCGTAAGCCACTATTCCGTACCTTGCCTCCTTGCCTGTTGCGGTCTTTGCTCCCTCTTTTGCGTAGTAGACCGTTGTCCGAATGAGTGGTAGGCTTCCTGCGACTTCGTCCTCTGCTGCCACGGTAAGGGGCGATAGCATCAGAGCGATTGCGACTGCTGCCATGATCTTTTTCATCCACTCACCGCCTTTGCTCTCCGCTCGATCAGCTCGCCTAGGTCGTCCATCATGTCCTCGTGGTAGTCTGCCCAGAAACTGAGCATCTTCTTCATGTTGTCAGACTTGGCACGCTTTGCTCTTGCCTTGTACCTGTCCATCAGTTTCTTTTCTTGTAGCCGTCTTTCTGCTGTTGTCATTTGTTGTCATCCTTTCCATTGCTGCGTATGCCTCCGGGCAGGCTTCCCTGCTCACCAGATAGCCGTCCATGTCCTTTCTCGTTGTTCCGTCCTTCAGGATGTGCTTAATCATGCCTCATCCTCTTTTGCAGGCGATATAGCCAAATCCTTGAGAACGCTTAACATTGCCTCTTCTGATGGTGTCTGTTTGTATTCGCCTGTCTCGTCAAACGACTCATCGAAGCAAAGCTGATTGTCCATCTCTCCCTCTCGCTTGCAAATCTGTTCCAGCACCTTTTCGATAGCTTCCTTATCTCTTTTCTTATTGCCTTTGATTTGTTCGAGAAAAGCCTTACTCTTTAACCTTTTCAAATTGATGAAAAGCCTTGAGCCTCTTATCGGTGAGTAATAACCAGCCTGAGACAAGGCTATTCCCATCATCAAATCAAGAACGACATGCTCAAGCCATTCTCTGTCAGCCATTGACATATCAACTGTTTTTCGAAGCTCTTTTTCTATCAGCTCCTTGTCAAGTGCGCCTCTTCCCTCGTCTTCCATCGTATGGATTACTGCGTTAATTGCAGGGAATAAGCCTTTAATGTTTTTCATTTGCTCTCCTTTCTATCGTTGTTCTTACCAATTCCAGAATCTTGATGCAGTGGTCGATTTTGAACACGAGGTTTTCTGCCAAGTCGTTCGGAATCTTTGCTATCATCTTCTCCATGTCCTTTGTCTGATATAAGAGTCCGAATCCGTTCACTGCGGTTAGCGGCTTGTAAAGGTTTCGCACAAAGTCGTGATAGATAATACGCTGGTTGATTTCATCCTTTTTGACATCTGCAAATTCCACTACTCCATCTTTGACCTTTTCCCTGAACTCTTCGTGTTCCTCTTTGGCTTCTCTCACAGGGTCAAGCACTTTCGGGAATGTACTGTTGTAGGCTTGATTGATACTGAGCTTTCCGTCTCTTACAGCTTGCTTGACCTGCGGTGTCGCTTCGGCTTCAATCTTCTCCACCTTGTGGATGGTGTCGTGGGATACTCCAGCGACTTTTGCAAGCTCTTTTTTGGTGTCAACCTTTTGTTTGTCAGATTTCTGACAGACACGGTTTTCCGTTGACCTTACTTGATTCGCTTTCGCCTTTTCCGTTATGAGTGGCTTCAGCTTCAAGGCAAGCAGACTTCGGTCGTATGGTGTCAGATTTCTTCGCCCAAACTGATTCTTGATAATCCATTCCTTGGCATCTTCCCGACTCTCAAAATTCATCACTTTGTGATTCCATTTGAGATTGTGTTCCCTTGCTATCTTGTAGCGGTTGTGTCCGTCCACGATTACAAGGTCATCGCCCCTGTCCCACACAAGAATGGCTTCTCTGATGCCTTCCTTGATGCAGTTTTCTTCAAGTTGTCGGTACTCGTCATCCGTGAGTGGTGGTATCAGCTTTTGGAACTCTTCGTCTATGGTCACGCTCTCACTCCTTCCTGCTTCTCGAACAAAATCTCATCAAGCGACACTCCAAAGATTTCAGCTATTTTCTTTGCGTTGCCGATAGAGATTTTGTCCGGCTCACTTTCCCAATTCTGATAAGTGTTGACATGAATCTTTAACTTGTCAGCCATTTCTTCTTGGGAGATTTCCTTCGCTCTTCTCCATGCCCTTACGGTTTGCATTGTTGTGTGTTCCTCCTTTCGTTTTCTCTTGTCTACATTTTGTAGACTATGTTGATAATAATCTATGTTTTGTAGATTGTCAACACTTTTTTCTATGATTTGTAGATTTTTTTGTTTTGTCTATGGTATGATGAAAACAGAAGGAGGTGACACTATGAACATAGGAAAGAACATCAAAACAATGCGACAGAGCCGACACATCACGCAGGGCGAACTTGCCTACAAGCTCAATGTAACCAACAAAGCCATATCATCATGGGAATGTGGAAGGACAGAACCGAACATGGGCATGATTGAAGAGATGTGCAAGATTTTCGGATGTACAAAGACAGAACTGATTGACGGCATTATTCCAGAATCACCACAAGACAATGATGAACTTATGGCAAAAATTCAGAAGTTGTCACCTGAACAGAGAAAAGATGTACTTCTGTACATTGATTTCATTTTGACAAGGGAGTGATTGAGCCATGAAAAACAAAACAATAGAGCGAGTAGCGGGTTATGTCCGCGTGTCTTCAGATAAACAGGCAGAGGAAGGCTACTCTATAGATGAGCAGATAGAACGTCTGACGGCATACTGCAAGGCAATGGACTGGCGGATAGTCAAGATATACACGGACGCAGGATATAGCGGAGGCAACATGAACCGCCCTGCCCTTACAGACCTCATAGAAGCCGCACAGAGCCGCCTAATTGATGCGGTGGTAGTTTATAAGTTGGATAGGCTTTCAAGGTCTCAGCGTGACACTCTGACCATTATCGAGGGCTTTCTCGACAATGGTGTTGACTTCGTGAGCATGACGGAGAACTTCGACACATCCACTCCCTTTGGCAAGGCGACTATCGGCATCCTGTCGGTCTTCGCTCAATTGGAACGTGAGCAGATTAAGGAGAGATGCTCCCTCGGTCGTGCAGGTCGTGCAAAAGAGGGCAAGTACAGAGGCGGAGGATATGTCCCCATAGGATATGACTACGCTAACGGCTCTCTCACGGTCAACGAGACCGAAGCAGCGCAGATCAGGGAGATTCACCGCTTATACCAGCAGGGCGAGTCTTTCAGGAGCATTGCAATGATATTCAAGGAACGTGGATATACGCACAAGTACGGCTCTTGGGAGGTTTATCGAATTGCCAGGCTCATCAAGAACCCTCTGTATGCCGGATATGTCACATACAAGGGCGAGACATTCAAGGGCGAGCATGAGCCTATCATCTCGGAGGAGTGTTACCAGCATACCATGAGCGTATACAACGGCAAGGACACCCTCAAATCGCCTCATTTAGGGCGGTCAATGCTCGGGGGGCTATTGTTCTGCGGTCGATGTGGCGCACGGTACGGAATAAGCCGGAATGGCGGTCACAACAGCCGTTATCAGTATTACTGCTGCCACTCCCGGAGGAAGATATCGCCACATATGGTCAAAGATCCCAATTGCAAGAACAAGAATTGGAAAAAGAACGAGCTTGAGAAGCTTGTCCTCGATGAGATCAAAAAGCTCCAGAATGAGCCTCTGAAAGTCCCCGATCAGAGCGACCAAGATGACCGCACCGCCTACATCCTCGCAGAGATCGAGAAGACCGACAGGCAGAAGTCGAGGCTGATGGACTTGTACGGCGCCGGACTGTTCGAGATGGACGAGCTGGAAGCCAAAATCCGACCACTCAATGACCAGAAAGAACGCTTGGCAGCAGAGCTTGAGCGGATACAGGCTGAACCCACCAATAAGACCGCCACAGCCCTTGTGGAGACCTTTGCGGATGCACTGGAGCAGGGTGACACGGAACAGGTGCGGATATTAGTCCGGGCATTGATTCACAAGATAGTGATAGATGGGGAAGATATCGAGATTTACTGGACTTTTGGGTGATTTTTTTCTTTTTCGCAAATTTTAGCCTTGATTTTATTCGTGGCTACAATTTGCAAAATGTGATATAATTCAAGTGTTGTCTTTTTGTTTCGTGAGTTTTCCATAGAACGAAATCCTTTCTCTGAAAGAGCCACCCGGAATGGATGGCTCTTTTACTTTATCGCATATCCTTGCGGATTAACTCTTTGATGTAGCCTTGCTTATTCCCGACCTCTTCCAGCCTTGCCAGTATGTCCGCATCCGTCTTGGTGTTTAGCTTCAGAGCCACCCTGACGGTGTTGTTGCGGTCGTATCTTTCCTGTGGTGTCTCTCGCTTCATATATCGCTTGTCGTACCATCTGCCGTCTATGTTGACCATGTTCTCGTTTGCTTCCATCTTGGTGAGCCATTCAGCTTCTCTCTGCTCTTTTCTGGATTCCTGCTCTGCTCTTATGCTGGTCGCTGCTGCTGCCAGTGCCTCGCCGTCTCTCTTGTCTGTCAGTGCGTTCATCTGCTTCCGCATGTTCTTCTCCTTTTCTGCCGGGATTAACCGCCCGGCTCGGTGTATGGTATTATTTGAAGTTGTATTTTTCTCTGAATGCTGCCTGCTGTGGTGAGTATTGGAAATAATTCATTGCATTCTGGCACTGTGTTCCAGTTGCTCCAAGCGCTCTTAGGTTGTTAAAGTTGAAGTTGTAAAGCTGTCCGCCCTGTGCGATGATTGCCTTTTTTATTTCTGCCCTTACTTCTGTTATTGTCATTTTTTGTTCCTCCTTTGTGGTGGTGTTCTGTTCCTGTTATCTATATACTAGCATAAGTGCACACCTATGTCAACACTTATTTAATAATTTTTCAAAAAATTTTTTGCACAAAAAAAAGAGAGAGCCGAAGCTCTCCCTCTTTCTTGCATCCATTTTTGGTTGTTAAATGCCGTTTTTTGCAGATTTTCTGCAAATATCGCCCTTTTATGTCTTATTTTTACGATAAAAGCTCCTTCATCTTTGCCTCGCTCTTCTTGCCGTATATTCCATCCGGGCAGAGTCCGTTTGCGTGTTGCCACCTCACCAAAGCTGCCGTTGACAGCTTGCCAAAGATGCCGTCCTCTTCCAGCTTGTAGCCGCACTGATTCAGGTTGTGCTGTAACAGCTTCGCATTAGCCCCTGTAGAGCCATATCTCACAGTAGGTTGAGCAACTTCTATCTTTTTCGTAGGCATCTGAGGGGGTATAGGTGCGGGTGCCCCGTTTATAAGAATTGAATAAATCTCAGACCGGGCGTTATCCATGTTTTTACCCAAAATATTAGGAAACCAATGATTTATGTCTGCGTGTCCTGATGCGCAACCTGCCTTTGATGCGTCATTATGACAAGTTAATACCGGCACTTGCACTTTCCCACACACTGCCATTTTTGAAGGATCAAGACCATAGAGTTTACAGAGATATACGGATAGATTTATAGCCTCATCCCATACCTTCTGAGCATATGCCTTATCTTTTAGTCCATCCTCGCAAATTTCAAATTGAATCCAGCCATTATTACAACTACCATTTTTTCCACCAGCGCAACCCCACGGGCGATAATTCCACGGCAAAGTTTGAACTGTACCAACCGTACCGTCTGCAAACTTACCAATAAAAGCATTTACACCTACGCTGTTCTTTTGATGATTCCAGTCGTTGTGATTACGATTATAACCCAATTTTGCTATAGCTTCTGCATAGTTAGGATCGCCCTCATACGGCTGCACATATCTCTTTAAATTAGGATTGTTGGTCCCTGTAGAGTGCCAGAGAATACCTTTAATATTCATAGGCTTAGTACGCTTATAACAACTACTGTGCGTAAGTATACATTCATACGGTTTATACATCTTTACCTCCTTTAGTATCGTCCTGTCGATCTGCCTCGCTCGTCTATTCTTGCACTGCCGATAATTGTTGTTACCATAATTATACCTCCGTTTAATTTTCATCAATCGGGTAAGGATTTGCACCTTACATGGCAACAGTGCCTCAATCTCCTACCGTTTATTGCCTACTTGTTAGCGTCTACCTATTCCGCCACCGATTATTGTCATGTTATTTACTCCTTGCATATAATCTTAATTTTTCCCCACTTGCCGGAACCACATCTGTTTTATTTGTGGCCGTTATCGCGCTTGTTGTTATACCATATGCATAAAAAGTTGTATTCGCAACAGTTACCGGATTATATGACACACTTTCCACATTTAATGTACCGTGTATAGACGTAAATCTTTTAGATGTGGACGCATTGTAATTTAGACAAAATCGTGTCTGTGCAATGGTAAATATTACATCAGACGATAGATATACATTAACTCCATCAAATAATTCATTGATAAGAGTTTTCCATGTCTTTATGCCGTCAGATGTTACAGTTTTAATGTTGGTATAATTGCTTATAGCATCCTCCACGCTCGTCACGCCATCGGACATCAAAATATCATCTGCATTAGGCTTATCAGTTAAATCAGAAAAACTACCACTAAACGCAACGGTCTTAAGGTCGTTAAAAAACTTTGCTATCTTACCCAGAATTACAGACAGTTTTTCTCCGCTTGCTATGTTGTTCCGTGTCGATGCTTGGGTGAACGTGGGTGTCTGGTCGTTAGTTGTGACATTAGGCACATTACCTAATCCTACAGCGGTCTTGTCTATTCCCAAGTCGCTCGTGGTCTTATTCCCCGAAAGCGTAACACCATTGATGCTCGGCTTGTTAGTAAAGTCGTTATAATTCTCGCTACTAAAATCAGAAACAATATCGCAATAAATATCTCTCCATCCTGTACCGCCATAGTTATACAAAGAAACTGTTGTTTGTGTGAGCCTTATCCCGTATGAACCGGAAGAACCAACTCCAGGGAAAACCACATCAACATCCGAAGTCCAGATAATCTGCTTTGTGTCAACATAGTTATACTGCGCATCCCGTATGGTAATCTTGTATTCTTTCCCAGCTATAAGTGGTACATCAAGATTAACCGTGATGTAGCTACTGTCCGTAACATGAGACAGCATACCGTTATCAAGATTTTTAATTTCACCGCTTCCGCCGCCACTTGCTGAAATTGTGCCATCTTCTTCCACACTTATCCCAGAACCGATTTTAACACCACCTAACCGTGATGCTGTGGCTACAGGCAGAACATAACCACCGCCACCGCTTCCGCCTTCGGACAGCTTGTGCACCTGCCAGTTGGTCGAGCCTGTCCATGAGCCGGGAGTGACCACGGGTGTATGGCACTTGTACAGTCCTGTAGTATAAAGCACGATATCGTCCACCGCATAGGTGGAAGACTCTGAAAAAGGCGGTGCCATATTCAGGAAGGCATCATGGATTGTGCTGTCCTGATCGTCAAGGTTATTGTTCAGAACGCTGATGTCCACGTTGTCGCTTCCGCTCGGTTTCGTCCATCCGTAATTGCTTGTATATGTTGCCATCGTTTAGCCCTCCAGTCTCTTGTTGTATCTGACTGTGCTGATACCGAGAATTGCCCCAAGGAAGCAATCCAGAGCCGTTATCGTACCAACTATCTCTTCACCATACGGAAGCCCCCAAATCTGTGACAGTGTAAAGTATAACGCCCCCAAAGCAGGCAGGACTATCTGTGCGATGTACTTCAATATATCGTATGTCTTATTACTCATTGTTCTCTCCTTTCCAGGGCAGCCACCTTGACCTCCAGAGCCGTGATCCTGTCAGCGAAGGTGTTGTGCTTCCTCACTTCTTCCGTTAATGTCTCGATTTTGGTATCTGTCACCGCCTGTGCGGTCATTAGCTGTGCCTCTATCTTCTTTGAGCTTGACACGTTGGTGATGATGACCCCTATCAATGACAGACCGCCTGTTATGAGTGCTGTGATGATGTATTCCATCTCTGTCTCCCTTATGCCGTGAATGTCAGCGTGTAGATGACTTTCATGGTCTGTGTGCTGTCCTTTGTCACTGCTGATGACAGGTTATTGATTGTTGCAAGGTAGTCATTGCGTCTGCCAAGAGCAACGCCATAATTGCTACCATTCCCGATGCAGCTGAGGGTCTTATCGTCCTTGTAGACATCCTGACACTTATAGTATGTATCATTTGCTCCGTTGTTAATCGGGTAAATCTTGCCCAGAGTCTCATCATAGACCGATGCCGCCATATAATGCCGCTTGCCGGATGAATATACAAGGTTTTGTCCTATTGTCGCCCCCTCGTTGCCTATCTCAGTCACGTTGGCAAGGTTTGACAGGTCAACTGTATATAGCTTACTCGTGTTATCGCCAACAATCAGCTTTGTTGCATCTGCATTCAGGAATGATGACAAGTCCGCAAAGGTGAGCGAGGTTGCCTGCGGTGTCACTTCAACATAGCTTGTGAGGCTTGCAAAAGTTTTTGGGAACGTCAACACCAAGTATCTGCTCAGCGGATATTCAGCCCACGATACAACGACACTATTTGACAGTACCCTGCATGATACATGGTTCATCATACTTGTGAACGGTGTGCTGGTAGGATTCTGAACAACAAGCACCTCTTCCTCGATGGCATTTGAAATGTTCTTCGTATCACGCAAATCGCACTCATTATCAGCAACATGAACCTTGCTGATCGTGAGCGTGTCGTCCGTTGTATCTACGGACATATAATAGACCTCGTTATCAGATACCATTATCACAGCTTTGTCGTTGTTGAGTTGTTCACCGCTGGAATAAGTAAAGATGTTTAAGTTGTTGTCTATAGTACGTGTTCTGCTGGTGCTGTTGCCTTCGCCTACGAACCCATGGGGCTTACTCGTCAGGCAGGCAGAGGCAATCCGTCCATTTCCCTGTGAGGTCGTCCAAGTGAACACATGACGATAGACCGTGTGCGCTTCATTCTGCCATCCACTTTCGTTGGAATCGTAGCTTCCCAGCTCTGTCGGGTCGCCCGTGTGGGTCAAACCATGGCAGGCGTTAGCCGTCATCTTTATGCCATCAGCAAGCCTTGTGTTGTTCACGTTCTCTGTCAGAGCCGTATCGAACAACAGGATGCCTCCGAGAAGCGTGTTGATCAAATCGTTCTGAACTTCTGCAGTGAACGGAGTGCCACAGAGCATCCCGTGATTTTTCATGAACTCTGCGAGTCCGTTGGTCATCATGTTGTCATCATGGAAGGTCTTGACCTTGCCAGTCCTGACATCTGTCAGCTGTATCTCTGTATGTCCTTTGATTCTCATGGTATCCTCCTTTTTATCCCCAGTTGAATCTGTTCTTTGCGTCATCCCAATCAGTACATTCTGCCTTAAATCCATCCCATGTGTAGTTATCCGCAGAATCCCTGTTAAAGCTGATTGAAGCCGTGAACGGTACAACGCTGATGTTGTCAAGCCTAATGACTCCAACGCTGATGCTTATGCTCTCGGCTGTAGGCTCATCGGCATCAAAGGTCATTGTATCGCTGATTGCTGCCATCGTGAGATTGTTGAGAGCCACTCTGCTGATGTCTTCATCGATAGCAATGACTCCATTCCACTCATCCGTAGCCGCCAAGCCCTGTCCATAAACCATTGCACGAAGGTTGCCTATGTCGATGAAGCAGTCACCGCCTGCCATTTCCGCTATCAGATACAGGTCATAGACCGTGTTAGCCGCTGCCTTGTATGGCAGGAACAGATTGATGATGTGCGGATTGTTCACATCCGTGAAGGTCTCGATCGGTACAAAATCAAGGTCGGCGCCATTCAGACGGTAGTAAAATGTGATTTCGCCATCCACCTCTGCATGGATTTCGCACTGAAAGATGATGTATCCGCCCTTTACGGTGGCAAAATTGATGTACAGAATCTCTTCTCTCTCGCCATCGCTTATGTTGTACTGTCCGACGTTCTGGAAGACGTAATACTTGATCTCGTCCGCCTTGTTGCCCTTCATGCCGGAGATCATCTTGTCGTATCGGCTTTTAGCCTGTCCTGCATCGGGATTCGAGCCGTAGCCTTTCAGGGAGCATCCTCTGTCAAAAGTCCAGTTTATGCTGTGGACGATACAAGCGGAAGATGTCCCGGCTGTGCCGTCCGTCATGGTCAGCACATCGCCCAAATCGAACTCCACGCCGATGAGCATGGTTGCCTCGAATGGCACATACGCCACATCCGTCAGAGCGTATGCGATGGCATTGCCGATGGCATCCAGGGTCACATCCACGCCATACTGCATCAGGGGGTTGTCGCCAATGTCGAGCGTCACGCCTGCCTTGCCGTTTGTGTAGGTTCTCGTTCCGCCT